ACATTGGCAGACATGATACCGCCTTTGTCGCTAAATCTAATCCATGCCCTGCTATTCTGTAACCCTGAGCGGATAACATCCATGATGTCCTGTTCGGACCTATGGGTGTAACCGAATATTCTAAGTGCAGGGTACTCTAGTAATGCATCAACCCAATATTGAGCGTATGATGCACTGAAGAAATCCCCTAGAATATGCAAGCGTACAACAAAGCCCTCAGGGTGTACACTGGATAAGTGCGAAAGCTCATCGGACAATCTAAGCATTAACAGCTCAGGATCATCTGGTTTGATACGATGTGCAAATGCCATGTTATTACCAAAACAGTTAGCCCATTGTTGGCAAGTGCGTGAACATGTGGACCTTTCCTCGAGTGTAAGAGAATACACTGGAAAACCCTTCCATGCACCCTTAGTAATGGTTTTGCTGCCATTGCCAAGCTTGTCATTATAGGATACTGGTTTTAATAACCTATGCTCATAATCGGACACCATACGTACAGTTTTCTTATGTATCGTAATGGCTTGAGACAATGCAGTATGATCCGCACGTAGTCGCATTATAACCTCCATTATAAAGTTTACTTTGCATAGTACCCTCGTTGAAGGTACTATACACTGTATACTTTACTTGAAACTGGCAACCTTGCGATTGCTTCGTCCATGTACACATTATGCCTGAACTGCAGAGTATTGCAAGTCACTAGGTAGGCTCTAGAGGGTCCACCATAGTCTTCCCCATTTGTCAAGTACCACTTGTCAGGTAGACTATGCCATTCATCGGCTAGACTATGCCATTCATCAGTGACATCGCTATAGATATTGAGCTGATAAACGGTAGTTTTACGCTGACAAACGGCATAGGGGGAGGGGGTAACAATGTTGTTCTAGCGTAGTAGCACCACTATAGCCACAAAAAAGAGCAAAATAGGAAAACTCTATAGCCACAAAAAAGAGCAAAATAGACAATGATAATGATAATGCATTACTATTAAGAAATCTCTTTAAAATCAATAGGTTAACTATGAAGCCTCTGCGGAGCCTAAGATACCATGTTAATGGAGTCCCGCCATAGCCTATGTTGGCATGATTCTTGCATGTAATCTGCACTGATTACAGCACTGATCTGCACTGGATAAAAAGAAGTAACTTGACAAACTTAAAAAAATATGCTATAATATACTCTTCTATGTAGGCTATGAACAAAACATTGTATAAGAACCATTCAGTAATAGACTTATAACTAATCGTCATACACTACATTGTAGATACATAAAATTATATACACCCTACAGTCCTGCCTTCCGGCAGAGAAACTATATAGAGGTAGCGATGTCCGAATTAAAAACTGAGCCTTGTCCGCTACCTTCATTGGTCAGCCAGGATGTTTTGGCAGTCAATGAAGAAAAGAAAGTGCCTGTCAAAAAAAGAAAAAGAGGAAGACCTAAGAAAGAAGAAGTAAAGAAGTACATTAAAAGAGCTAAAAGAGGTAGACCTCCTGGTGAAGCAGCAAGGATTAAAGAGCTAACAGCTTCGTTGTTGCTGACACACTCACAGGCTATCATCAGAAAGATAGTGCATAAGGCATTGAATGATGATGATAAGGATCAGATGGCAGCACTAAAGTTGTGTGTTGATAGGATGTTACCAGTATCTTATTTTGAGGATAAAGGCATTGCTGGAGGCTCCAGAGCCATTACCATTAATATTACTGGAGTGAATGAGAATCCAGTAGAGATGATTGAACACGAACCAGTAGATGTTGAGACAACATTGATTGATTATGAAGAAGTAGAAGAAACAGCTGAAGAGGAAGAAGAAGATGGATTTACAGGTTAGACTTCTTCCCTGGCAACAAGAAGTCTTCAAAGATCCTACAAGGTTTAAGATTATTGCTGCTGGTAGACGTACAGGTAAATCTAGGTTAGCAGCTTGGACATTGATTATAGAGGCTCTACAGACTGAGAAGGGTCATGTCTGGTATGTAGCACCTACGCAGGGTCAAGCTAGAGATATCATGTGGACTACGTTGTTAGAGCTAGGCCACACAGTCATTAAAGGTAGTCATGTGAATAACATGCAGATTACTTTAGTGAATGGAGCAATGATATCACTGAAGGGTGCTGACAGACCAGAGACAATGCGTGGTGTTAGTTTAAAGTACTTGGTGATGGATGAGTACGCAGACATGAAGCCACAGGTGTTCGAACAAATCCTTAGACCTGCTTTAGCGGATCAGAAGGGTAGAGCAATGTTCATAGGAACACCTATGGGTAGAAATCACTTCTATGAGTTGTACAAGTTAGGTGATAGTGGAAAAGATGAGCATTACAAAGCATGGCACTTTACTAGCTTTGATAATCCATTGTTAGATCCAGAAGAGATTGAAGCAGCTAGAGGATCAATGTCTAGCTTTGCTTTTAGACAAGAGTTCATGGCATCGTTTGAGGCAGCGCAATCGGAGATCTTCAAAGATGAATGGATCAAGATTAGTGACGAAGAACCTGAAGAAGGTAGCTACTTCATTGCGGTGGATCTATGTGGTTTTACGGATTCATCTCAGACGAATCAAACAAAGAATAAGAAACTTGATCAAACAGCGATAGCCATTGCTAAAGTTAATATTAAAGGTTGGTGGGTTGCTGATATACAGTATGGTCGTTGGGATGTCCGAGAAACAGCAGTAAAGATACTCAAAGCTGCTAGAGATTACGGTGCTACTTGTGTTGGTATTGAGAAAGGATCACTAAAGAATGCAGTGATGCCTTATCTACATGATTTGATGAGAAGGAATGGTTTCTTTCCCAGGATTGAAGAACTAACACATGGTAATAAGAAGAAAGTAGATAGGATTGTTTGGTCATTACAAGGACGTTTTGAACACGGTAGGATTGTACTAAATGAAGGTGAATGGAATAGAGAGTTCATCGATCAGCTTATGTTATTCCCTGACTCAAAAACTCATGATGATCTGATTGATGCTTTAAGCTATATTGACCAAATTCAAACCGCTAACTGGCATCAAGAGATTGATGAAGAAGAGTTTGAAGTCCTAGACCCAATATCAGGATATTGACTATGAATTTTGAATCAGAAACCACACCACAAAATGCTTTAGTAGCGTTTGTGATGGATAAATGTGATCGCTGGCGAGATCATCGAGATGAGAACTACTTACCTCGTTGGCAAGAGTATGAACGTTTATGGCGTGGTGTTTATGCTGATGAAGATAAGACACGATCATCAGAGCGATCAAAGCTTATCAGTCCTGCGCTGCAGCAAGCAGTAGACAACAAACAAGCAGAACTTGAAGAAGCTGTGTTCGGTAAATCAGAGTTCTTTGATATCAGTGATGACATTGCAGATCAAGACAAAGCTGATATAGAGGTGTTAAGACGTAATCTTATCGAAGATTTTAAGAAAGATAAGGTACGTAAAAGTATTAGCCAGATCATTACCTATGGTGAGTTATACGGTACTTTGATTGGTGAGATTGTTGTTAAACAAGTAAAGAACTTATCACCTAGTACACAGCCTTCAGCAAGGCCTGGACTAAATATGATTGGTGTTACTGAGAACAATAGGATATCAGTAGCATTACAACCTGTTAATCCAAAGAACTTTTTAATTGATCCTGATGCACAAACTATTGAAGAAGCAATGGGATGTGCTATTGAACAGTTTGTTGGTAGGCATGTAGTAACTCAGGCACAAGCTAATGGTGTTTACAAAGATGTTTATGTTGGTGATGCACCTGTTGATACTGATTTAGAGGAAACACAAGAACTAACATACCCACAACAAGATAGGGTGTTATTGCTCAGATACTATGGATTAGTACCTAAAGCACTGTTAGAAGATCCTGAAAAGTTTACATTAAGTGAAGAAGACTCTTATACAGATCTTGTAGAGGCTTTAGTTGTTATTGCTAATGGTTCTACTTTACTAAAAGCAGAGCCTAATCCTTTTATGATGCAAGACAGAGCCGTTATTGCAGCACAGGCTGATAGTGTTCCTGGTCGTTTCTGGGGTAGAGGAACTGCTGAAAAAGCATACAACATGCAAAAAGCTGTTGATGCACAGATTCGTAGTCACGTAGATAGCTTAGGCTATACATCAGCACCTATGATGGGTATGGATGCTACAAGAATGCCTAGAGGCTTTAAGTTTGAGATCAAACCAGGAAAGAGTATTCTAACAAATGGCTCTCCTAGTGAGATTCTACAGCCTTTAAAGTTTGGTGTTACTGACAAATCAAACATCGAAACAGCACAAATCTTTGAAAGAATGATGCTTCAGGCTACAGGTACACTTGATTCAGCTAATTTACCTGCTCAAGTATCTGGTGGAGAGGCAGCAACAGCTGGTTTAGCAATGGCTATAGGGTCTTTGTTAAAGAAAAATCGTAGAGCTTTGATTAATTTCCAAGAAGATTTCCTTATTCCGTTCGTTCAAAAGGCAGCATGGCGTTATATGCAGTTTGCTCCTAACCGTTACCCAGTAAAAGACTTTGATTTTGTTGCTACTGCTACTATGGGTATGGTTGCTAGAGAGTTTGAACAGGCTCAAATGATGGCTTTAATGTCAACACTAGGACCAAACAGTCCTATTACACCAGTATTGCTGCAAGGAATCATTGAATCTTCATCTTTACCAAACAGAGAATCATTGTTAGCTCAACTTACTCAGATGTCACAGCCTGATCCTGCAGCACAACAGCTTCAACAGCAATCAGCACAGCTTCAATTAGCCACTCAGCAGGCTGATGTGCAGGAAAAACAAGCCAGAGCACAGAAAGCTACAGCAGAAGCTCAAAAAGCCTCCGTAGAGGCTCAATTGATGCCTGAAAAGCTACGTGTTGACATTGTTCAAGCTGCGTCTACAAACATTGATGATCCTAATAGAGAATTTGAACGTAGGGTTAAAATTGCTGAGTTGATGTTGAAAGAGAAAGACATAGACTCTAAAGTAAATATTGTCAGAGAACAAACTCGTCAAGATGCTATGAACTAAAAACTTGACAAAAATAAAAAAATGTGGTAAAATTACAACATGGATGAAAAATTACAAAGATACTATGAAGATAGATTCAGTATGTTTGCATCACAAGGGTGGTTTGACCTACTAGAAGATGCTCAGAACATCAGACAAAGCATTGATAAAGTGTCTTCCATCAAAACAACTGAAGATCTTTACTTTAAACAAGGTCAACTAGACATCCTAGATTGGCTCCTGACGTTAAAAGCAATGTCAGAAAAAGTCTACGAGGATCTCCAACATGAAAGTAATGAATGATTATGAGTGCTCACAAGGACACATGAGTGAACACTTTGTAGATTTATTGGTGGGTGCAGTAGATTGCCCTCACTGTAATGAGGTAGCGTATAAGAGGTTAACAGCACCAAGGATCAAACTAGAGGGATATAGCGGTAGTTTCCCAACAGCAGCAGATCGTTGGACTAAAAACCACATAGAAGCTACCAAAGTAGCGGAGTCTAAGTCCTATTATGAAGGGTAACCTTAGACATTTTAACATTCCTAACAATTGGGTTAAACCCGACTAGGAGAAGCAGATGGCTGAATTTGTAGATTCTATTGATAACGAAGAAGTACAAGACGAATTTCAAGCTGAAGAAGCTAAAACTGAAGAAGCACCAACTCAGGAAGAATCTGCGATCCCTGAGAAGTACAAGGGTAAATCGTTAGACGATATTATACGGATGCATCAAGAAGCTGAAAAGCTTATTGGTCGTCAAGCACAAGAAGTTGGTGAAGTTCGTAAACTGGCTGATTCTTTAATCAAAAGGCAAATCACTCCACAACAGGCTACAACACCTGCAGCCGTCGAAGATGATGTTGATTTTTTTGCCGATCCTGTGAAGGCAGTAAATAAAGCAGTTTCCTCACACCCTGCTGTACGTCAAGCTCAAATGGCTGCGTCAGAAGTGGCTAGAATGCAAACTGCAAACAGGTTAGCTCAAGCTCACCCAGACTACTTAGATATTGCAAAAGATCCTGAGTTTGCTGGTTGGGTTAACGAGTCACCAGTACGCCAACGTTTGTTGATAGCAGCAGATAAACAATTTGATTTTGATTCTGCTAATGAGTTGCTTAGTACTTTTAAAGTTATTAAGAATGCTAAGAAAGAAGCTGTAGACAATGCAGCAACGCAACTTAAACAGCAGAATGAACAAACTTTGAAAGCAGCTACAATGGCAGTTAGTGGTAGTACCGGTGAAACGAGCAATAAAATATATCGTCGAGCAGATCTTATTCGGCTCCAAATGACTGATCCTGATCGCTATATGTACCTTCAACCAGATATTATGAAGGCATATGCTGAAGGACGTGTTAGATAACTTAATTTTTAAAGGAAGTTTAAAATGGCTGCAGTTACTTATCCTGGAGGTAGTTCCTCCATCGTTAACAAGACCAATGCGGATAAATTCATCCCTGAAATTTGGTCAGATGAAATTGTTGCTTCTTACAAGAAAGCTCTTGTTATGGCGAATCTCGTCAACAAGATGAGCATGAAAGGTAAGAAAGGCGATACACTTCATATTCCCGTTCCAACCCGTGGTGTTGCTGCTGCTAAAGCTGCTAATACTGCTGTTACCATCCAGGCTGATGTTGAGACTGAAGTTCAAGTTCTTTTGAACAAGCACTTCGAATATAGCCGCTTCATCGAAGATATCGTTGAAGTACAAGCTTTGTCTTCACTTCGTCGTTTCTACACTGAAGACGCAGGTTATGCACTTGCTCGTCAGGTTGATACCGATCTTATCCAGCTTGGTCGTTCGTCAAACAACGGTGCTGGTACAGCTGCTTATGCTAACGCATACATTGGTGGTGATGGTAGCACTGCTTACAACAGCGCATCTCCTAACGCATCAGCACTAACTGATAGCGGTATTCGTCGTATGATCCAGCGTTTGGATGACAACGATGTTCCTATGGATAATCGTGTTCTCGTTGTTCCTCCTTCCAGCCGTAACACATTGATGGGTATTGCTCGCTTTACTGAGCAAGCTTTTGTCGGTGAAACTGCTGGTGGTAACACCATCCGTAACGGTCAGATCGGTGATGTCTATGGCATCAAAGTGTTTGTTACACCTCAGTGTGATACCGCTACCGGTGCTGCACGTATTGCTTTAATCTTCCACAAAGATGCAGCAGTGCTTGCAGAGCAAATGGGCATTCGTTCGCAGACTCAGTATAAGCAAGAGTATCTATCTACGCTATATACTGCTGACATGCTCTACGGTGTTGCTCTCCTTCGTAAGGGTGATCTATCAAGTGTTCCAACTTCGATGTTCCCCATTGCAGTACCTGCCTAAATAGGCTATAGAGGGGCTACACAGCCCCTCTAATTATATATTGAGGTTACTATGGTTTATTTTAAATGTAAAGTATCAGGAACAGTAGTAGGCTTTGAGTGGGAATACGACATTGAACAGATGCGTAAGCATCAAGAATACGAAGAAGTTAAACAAGAAGATAAAAAAGTAGAATCCAAAAAGGTTACTAAGAATACCAAAGAGGATTAATAATGCCTACGATCAAGATCAAAGGATCTAGCACAGCGGCAGCAGAGCCTTTAACGCTTGCTGAAAGAGAATTAGCAGTTAATGTCACGGATAAAAAACTTTATGTTGGTGACGGTGCTGCGGTACAGAAAATTGTTGGTTCGCTTGGTAACCAAGAAGCCAGTGCTGTTGCTATTACTGGTGGTAGTATCGCTGGTATCACAGATTTAGCGGTAGCTGACGGTGGTACTGGAGCCTCTACAGCGGCTGATGCTAGAACCAATCTTGGTATTACTGCAACTGGAGCAGATACAACTTATGCTTTTAGGTCTAATAATCTTTCAGACTTAGCATCTGCATCAACAGCAAGAACTAATCTAGGCTTAGGGTCTATAGCAACTCAAGCATCATCCAGTGTTTCTATTACTGGAGGATCGATTACAGGAGTCACTGATATTGCCATTGCTGATGGCGGTACAGGGGCTTCTACAGCAGCAGACGCTAGAACCAATCTAGGCTTAGGGTCTATTGCTACACAGTCGGCAAGCTCGGTAGCTATCACAGGTGGAACCATATCAGGTATCACTGATCTTGCTGTTGCTGACGGTGGCACTGGAGCCTCTACAGCCGCTGATGCTCGTACAAACCTTAGTGTCCCATCTACCACGGGATCAGGTGCTTCTGGTACTTGGG